GTCTGTTAAATTTAAATTTAGCTCTCACTTATAACCTCTATTCCGTCTCTATAGATATCTATTATGTGTTCGGAGTCTGTCCTGAAACACCAAAATGTGTTAAAGTGAGAACCTGCTTTCTGTGTTGCGATAACAATACCAACATGATGTTCTCCAGCATAAAAAGTATCGGCGGGGTAGGTTACCCTGATAATATCACCAATTTTCACAGTTTGTAGCTCCCTGCAACCTCGTTATCAATCGTATACACCACTCGCTTTACGCCAACGTGCTTCATAGCAGCGTGGCACATTGAGCACGGTTTGCTCATTTTAAAATCTCCCTCTTTTCCTACTCTCGCAACAAAGATGGTTGCACCCTCGGTGATTGAGCGATCAAGCCCAAGGATCGCCCCAAGTTCTGCGTGCAGAGTAGCGTGTCCTGGCTCCTTGCGAAAACGATTGCCAAAAGAACAAAAGCTTCCTTTATTAAAACTAGTGTTGCGGACGCTGGATCCCTTAACCAGCACAGCGCCATGCTGATAAGCTGGATAAACAGATTGAGCAGCCATTCTTTTGGCCAACTCCATATGTCGCCCAACTTTTCCGCTGTAATCAAAAAACTTATCTGCGCTCTTAGAATTGTACTCAGAACATTCACTCATAACAAAAACCTCCTACCGACTATACTAATATAACCGATTAGGAGGCTGTTGTCAAGCAGTTATTTTGGGTATCTTACAAACGGACAGCAAATATCCACTGTCCACTCACCCAGCGGATCCCCACCCAATGACCTGGAACCCAATTCCAAAGAATGCCATTGCGAGTATAATGGGAGTGGCGATGGGCCTGCTTTGGGCGATGCCTGGGCGTATGCGCCGCCTGGTGGTGGGTGTGGTGCTTCGCCGGGGGGTGAGCCTGGCGGGGAGCGTGCCGGGCCTCTGCGACGTTCATTGAAAACAACATTAATAGTGCTGATAAACTTACCATAATAAATCTCCTTTATGTGGTTGCCTCTTGTGGAACAGTCAAATCGTCCGGTTCGGCATAAAATGCTTTCGCATCTCCTTCACGCCGGTCAAACTTTTCAACTATTTCTTCGTCCATTAGACGAATTACATTAGCTCGAAATTCATTATCACTTTTAATAAGTTCGTTCCACTTTGAAGGTTGGAATTTCTTTGCATAGCCATCTTCCATTGATAGCGTATACCATGAGCCGGCACTCTTCAGCCGCTCAGATCCCTTAATAGCATCAAACCACGATTCTTCGTCGCGAATACCAATATCGTCCGTACCCCATAAAATACGAAAAGCGCAATTTCTTCCAGTGCTCCCAAAGCGCGACTTTTCAATCTTTACCTTTACTTCTGAACCAATACGAAATCCCTTTTCGTCGTTAATATATGCGCTCTTTGCCTTTCGGCCAGTGAGCCAGATCCGCAACGAATATGAATAGTGCATCGCCTTACCACCGGGAGTGATATAGGGCGTCGTCATCGCAACAATGTGTGCGTTTGGCCCTCTGGGAATATTAGTCTTCAACTGATTAAGTACAATCAGTGTTGCCTGCTGATCCGCAATAGGAATGACGAGCTTTGACATTGCCTTTGCAAGAATCCGCGCTTTCACAGCCATCGATGACTGTGGATTGAAATCTCCCTCAACGTCTGAAATGGCAGGGGTAAACGCCAGCGAATCCCAAATGAATACTAACTTTTCCTCAGTGGCTCCAAGAAGTTCCTCGATTGTTTCCAACACAAACTCTACAGACTGTGCCTGAACATACATTAAGTTCTCTAAATCACATCCGGCCTTTTCCAAAAACGATGGATCGATGGCAGATTCCGAATCAAAATATACAACCACTTTGCCCATCTTTTGGGCGTTGGCTGCGATCTGAACTGCCATATATGATTTGCCGGTTGCTTCCAGCCCGGCAATTTCCGTAACCTTTCCTACAGGAATTCCCGATACCTGCCCCTTACAAATAATCGAATCGAGCCAGCGTGAACCGGTTGGAATCCACTCTTTTACTGTTGTGGGGTTGTCGCCTGTCAAGTCATGGGCGACTGTTCTGCCTGCCTTTTTATTTACTAGCTTCATTAGATCGTGAATAGGCACACGTCCAGCCTTAGCTTTCTTAGCCATAAGATAATCTCCTTATTTTGTCTTTATTTTATTTTTTTTATCTTTAATTGACGATGTTCTCACATCAATATAATTATACTACGACCCAACGAAAGTGTAAACAAAAATGCCCCCGAAGGGGCATTAAAGTGGGTGAGGCACCTGATAACCCTATGCCTCCCTGTGGGCAAACCTAAAGCTAACCGGCTAGCAATTCATCAAATGCGCGGTCTACAGTATCCTTTTTTTCACTCCCATATTTTGTAGTCTGGGAGGAGCGGCTTTCGGCACTTCCATCGTTTGCCAACTGCTCATCAAGGATCGCGTCGATCTGCTCCGGGGTCTGACGCTCAAAAAGAGAATCAAAATCCGGCATGCGATCAAGGAGGGGAGAGATCGCATCAACATCTTCTATGAGGGGAGATGTATTACGACGCATCTTTAGGTTTGTCTGGGGGAAGGCCCCAGGTTTCGTGGGCTTGGTATAAGTAAGCGTGATATCAGTACCCTCGTTGATATCAGTAATATCGCCATACTCAGGATCGAGAATGTAGCCCAGAAGGAGTTCATAAGCAGTCTTGCCGTAGCCATAGACCTTGATACCTTCCTCTTCACGACCCCGAACAACGACGGGCGAGAAATAGCGGGTGCGAACGAATAGTGATTTCGCCAGCTTCTTGCTCTCCTCATCGTTGTTTTCTGCTGCTTCTCGCCATAACGAAGAGGCAAAATCACAGATCGGACAACGTTCACCGAAGTTTCGCTTCGGACACATAATACCGCCCTGATGATTTCCTACGTTATAGTGGAAAAACATTTCCCGCAACGGATCTCCGTCTGGTGCAGGAACGATACGAATATCCGTATCGCCGTCATCCGGTCTAAAGAAAACAGAGTTTCCGTTTCCTTTGTTGTCACCGCGCAAAGTTGCGAGCTTGCGGCGCATAAGCTCCATGTTGATTCCCATGTTTATTTCTCCTTTTGATGGGTAAAGTATATCAAGCGTTCCTTGATATCTAATGTAACACTCTTAACAAGCATTGTCAAGAGTTTTTTTGGATTGCGTTAGTGTGGGCAACGCAGAACCCAAAGTCTTGGTCTAAGTCGGTTTCATATATAGCATATGAAATTCTTCTAAAAGCATTTCTCGGCTTTTCTTTCAGCATCTCAACTAATCTCCGGTGGAGTCCACCATCTGTCTCAAGTTTTTTCTTATTGATACACATATAATAGCACAGATCTCTATCAATGTCAAGGTCAAAAAACCATTTTTCTTCAAGATTCTCCATATTCAATACCCCAATGGTTTTAACCCTGTTAATATCAAGCGGTTGGGAGATTTGCCCAATTTCTGGCTCTGTGTGGATAAAGTAATTTAAATAATGGACCGCTGAAAAAATCGAATTGTTAATAACATCGTAATAAGTTTTAATTGGAACATCTCCAATAACCTCTTCCACTTTCAAATTCGAAATGATCGCCATTGAGTTTAAAAGAGCCGATCTGGCATATTGTTGGAGGATGCCAAAAACCGCATTTTCTAAAAGTTTTGGAATTCCCGTCAGAAGCTCTGTATCTGGCTTGATATAGAATAAATCGATCTTTTTGTCTTTGAGTTGTTCAAGAATTCCGAGCGAATAGTTTGAACTATACGAAGATCCCACAACAAAAAACTGAATGTGATCATCGACGCCGGCAAAGAACTTTTTAAGATTTGGTATGTTGTCTTCATATTGTTCCGGTGTGTCGTGGCGCTTTAGCTTGTATCTATACTTTGAACTTTTTATGATATTGTCGTTCATTGAAAAAACGTTATATTGTGGCAAATCTGCAAACTTTTCAGCAATTTGTGACGCTGCATTTCCAAGCCCAATTATTGAAATCATATCGCCAGCCTGTCGAGGTCTAAATAATTTTTGCCGGCGTTAATGTTGGCCATAAAACCATCTTTTTCAAATACCTTCTTGATCTCTGACAAAATGTCTCGCTCTTCATCACAAAGATCGATGACAATCTCATCATGTACAATATGTGAAATAAATGATTTCTTGTTTTCTAATATTTTATCAATAGCAACTGCCCTCTCAAGTACTCGATCTGCGGTTGTGCTCTGAATGAGATAATTAAGGGCCTTTCGCCTTTCTACCTTCATTTTTCTCTTGTGTGGTGTAATAATATAACCGTTTACATACCACTTGTCAAGTAATTTTTCTTTATTATATATATTGGTCTTAATCTTGTCCGAATCGGGATTGTATAACCAAGAGAAAAAGCGCTGCTTTGCTGTATGTCTATCTATATCTTCTTTTATGACGTGCTTGATATTCCATTCGTGAATATCGTCTTCCGGTTGTTCTTTTCCGGAAAGTTCTAGAAAAGTTCTAACCTCCGCTCCATTGTAGTCTAACGAAATGAACCAATCTAAATGGGGCTTTAAAAGCTGGCGAAATTCTTTTTTTATTGTGAGAATTGGCAGTGAGCCTCTGCTTGTTGTTAGTCTTCCTGTAATTGAGCCAAAAAGATTATAGTCAATATAGTGACCCCTCTTCAGTATGTCATTTGCCTTTTTCCGGCCCAAAGTAGATTGATACAGCGCCCTACATCCTTCGATGTTAATGTTCACGTTTTGATATTTGATCTTGTGCAACAATTGCTGAACACTGTGAAGGTGATCATAGTTCTCTGGCTTCTCATAATTCTCAAACACAAATTTGGTGATTTCGTTCTTTACATCGCAAAACTCCAACAAAAAGTCCTCGGGCACAAGGTCGAAGAAGCAGTGTTCACGAAGGCGTATTCTACCTATCTCAAAGGACTTCAGATAGGCTCGAAATCTTCTCTGCGAACTCTCTAGCCTCTCTTTCAAAAAATCGGGACAAACCTCTTCCAGCGCAAACCCATTACACAAAAGCCACGCATATTCAATGGCAGGATCTGTGATTGAGCCGGTATATTTCCAGGTCTTTGTCAGGTCGGTGGGGAAGTCTTTAAAATAGAGCGCTCCCTCGGCATAAACCCCTACACACTCTGTCTTGTCGTCTAAAGTTTGAAAATACATCAACCCTTCTTATATTTTTGAGTCCTGCAAAGCATCGGCCTGTTCCTTAATATAACTCAAAGAGCCGCGTTTGTCAAACGGTAAATTGATAATTCTTTCAAAGGTGTCCAGGGATGCGTAGATATCTTGGTTTCTGTATATCTCCATACAATCATCAATTAATAAATTTATTTGGCTATCGGTTATCTCTATTTCT